TTCAATCTCCGCAAAGCATGATGGGTGGCTAAATACGCTAACTGGCCTAGGCGTTTCCGGCAAAGACAAAAGACTAGGCGCTACTGCGCAGTGGGGGCTAATGGGAGAGGCAACGCTAGAACATTTGTATGCTTCTGACGATACCGCCGCAAGAGTGGTTGATATAATACCAGAGGATGGAACCAGAGAATGGATTGAATTTAAAGTTGCAGAAAATCACGGCGGGAAAGAATTAATTAAAAAAATATCTCTTGAATTTGAAAGATTAAAAGTGAAACAAAAAGTTGAACAGGCTTGGAGTTGGTCAAGACTCTATGGAGGAGCAGGTTTATTTGTTGCGGTAGACGACGGTAAAGAATTGAGTGAACCCCTAAATAATGCATTGATACGTGTTATTAGATCATTGGTCGTATTAAATAGATTTGAACTTCAGCCTCAGGACATAATAAACAATGTTGAGAATCCAATGTTTGGATTCCCTGAAAATTATTTAATAAGCACTCATACCGGCAACATGCACAGCGTTATACATCATTCACGCATTATCCGTTTTGACGGAGCTAGACTTCCGAGAACTCTTTTTATTAGCAACAATTATTGGTCAGACTCGGTATTGAATAGACTTTACAATGTAATAAGAAATTATAATTCATCCCATGACTCGGTTGCAGCCACTATTCAAGATTTTAAAGTAGGCATTTTAAAATTAAAAGATTTGGCAGACCTAGTTGCTAACGACGCTCAAAAAGATGCGCTCAAATCAAGGATTGAAATAATGAATCTTAGTAAATCGGTACTAAATTCAATAATTATTGATGCTGATTCAGAAGGTTATGACAATATGACAACGCAGCTAACAGGCTTAAAAGACGTTTTAGATGTAATAGACAACAGACTTGTAGCTGCAACCGGATTGCCTCATACAATAATACTTGGCGAAGGCTCAACAGGCGTCTTGAGCGGAGCAGGAGAAAGCGAAAACCGTCAATACAGTGATCATGTCGCTTCGTCGCAAGAGAAATATATAGCCGATCAAATTAATTCAATATTTGATTTAATTCAATTTCAAAAACAAGGGCCAACCCATGGAAAGAAAATAGATGAATTGACATGGGAATTTAAACCGCTATGGCAAATGACAAATAAAGAAAAAACTGATACAAGAAAAACACAGGCAGAAACAGATAAAATTTATTTTGAAATAGGCGCATTAGACAGCGATGAAATTGCGATGAGTCGTTTTGGGGGAGAAGAGTATTCAATGGAAACATCAATTGACTTAGGAGCTAGAGAGGAACAACAAAAAACTCCTACAGAGGCCATTGGGAAAGAATTAGAGGATGAAGACAATGCGCACAAAGACATATTGAAACAAGTTGAAGGCGGTTGGGTTATTCTATATGCTTCAGGCCCAGACAAAGGGAAAAGAATCCCTCAAACAGAAAAACCAGTTTCATATGAAAATGCGCTATCAATAGAAAGAGCCATACAAGCGAGTAAGCGCAAGGGAGACATGGTGCATGAAATTGACTGGTCATTAGAAATGTTTACAAGAAAGATAGCATTAGACTTTCAAAATGAAGATTTAAAACGTGAACTCCAGACAATAATAATATCTAAAGAAAGAATTAGGACAAAAGAAGAGGCTGAAAAGATAGCTGAAAAATTTGGAGATATATTAACAATAAGAGAAACAGAAGAAAGTTTTAGATTCGCCCAAAGACCGCCTGAAGATTTTATAAAAACTTCATTTAAATCATTTAGGCCAAAAGGACTTAATAGTGTTACGTTAATATTTGGAACACTTAAATAATGCCTTCACTCGTACAGAATCAACTTAATTATATAAGGCGTTTTTCAAAAAGAGGAAAATTGCGTATAGGACGAGTTCCGAGAATGTCTATTCCATTAGGCATAGAAAGAAAATATCAAAAAAGGCTACGTACAATTTTGCAAGGGACTCTTAATATATTGAAAAAAAATGTTATTGAAAGATTGCCTGAGCTTGTGGAAATTTCCAATATGACAAAACATGCGGTATTAATAGATGCATATAATACGATCCATGTAGATAAGACAGTAGGAGAATTGACAGCCGAGTTTTTTGAATCGTCTCGTGTACAGATATCTGGCGTCTATCCAGACAATGAATTAGCTGAGTTAGCCCGTACAGTAGCTATTGAAACAGAAGATTTTAATAGACGTCAAGTAGGAAAAGTATTTAAATCTGTTATAGGTTTTGATCTTTTAGCAAATGAAAATTTTCTCCCTGAAAAAATAGACAACTTCGTTTTTGAGAATGTTGCCCTAATAAAAAACGTACAGCAAGAGTTTGTAGATCAGACTCAAAGAACTGTTTTTGAAGGATATAGAAAAGGCTTGACGCACAAAGAAATATCACAGAAAATATTAGGGAATGTAGAAGATAAAGAAGGCTTTAAATCAAGATTCAGAAAGGCGATTACAAGAGCTAATCTTATCGCCAGAGATCAAGTCAATAAACTTAACGGGAATCTAGCTGAACTTAGACAGCGTAATGTTGGTATAAAAGAATATATCTGGCGGACAGCAAAAGATGCAAGAGTAAGAGATACACACGCAGCGAGAGAAGGAAAAAGATTTAGTTGGGATGATCCGCCGGATGGAGGCTCACCCGGTGAAGCAATAAACTGCAGATGTTACGCCGAGCCTGTCTTTGATAATCTTATTTGACTTTACGAGTAAATATGAGAAAATATAATTAGGAGTGTGGCATGAAAAGATATGATGTTTTAAGACATGATAAATATGAGATTACACCTCAAGGTTTTTTGAAAGTTCCTGTCTATGCTGCGAGAACAGGAATACAGAAATATATGGATAAAGATGGAAGCGTTTTGAGAGAATACAGACCGCCGGACGAAGTTTTCAGCGAAGTGTCTATGAAAAGCATGGCAAATGCGCCTATAACTAACAATCACCCCAAGGAAATGGTGACACCTGATAATGCAAAAAATCTTATGGTCGGTTATTTGGATGGAACAATTCAAATAATTGACAATAAGTTTCTCAAAGGTTATGCTATTATAACAGATGCGCAAACGATCAATGAAGTCAAAGAAGGCAAAGTTGAAGTTTCAATGGGGTATGATGTTTCTTTAGATTTTGTTTCTGGCGAATACGAGGGCGAGAAATATGATGCTATACAGAGAAACATTATATATAATCATATTGCAATAGTAGACAAAGGCAGGGCTGGCAAGGAAGTACGATTAAGGTTAGATAGCAAAGACGCTATTTTAATCGATAACAATTTTGAAATGAAGGGAGAATCAATGAAAATCAAGCTTGGAGATAAAGAGTTTGAAGTGAATGATGAGCTAGGAAAAGCTATAAATGAAATGCTTGCAAAAAAGGTTAAAAAGGATGAAGAGAATGCAGCACTTAACACAAAAATTAGTAATTACGAAGTGGAAATAAAAAAAATAAAAGAAGATAATGAAAAATCAAAAGCGAAAATTGATTCATTAGAAGCTGAAAAGACCAAAACAAGCACAACCCAAAAAGACGATGAGAAGAAACTTGATAGCAACGAAGTTTCACGTTTAGTCAGAGAAAGAATAAAATTAGAAAAAACAGCCTCAAGAATCCTTGATGATAAAGAACTAGAAAAATTTGACAGCATGGCAGATTTAGAAATTAAAAAATTAATAATTAAAAAAGAATCACCTGAAATTAATTTTGACGGGAAATCAGAAATCTACATAGACGCTAGATACGATCATATTGCGGAGAATACAAACAAATCTAAAAGTGCGAATGAAAAGCTTGGAGATAACATTAATCAAAATAGGAAACAAGATTCAGAAAAAAATGAAGAAGAAATTGAACTCGAAAAAAAGAGAAAAGAATCCATGAAGGCTGATTCTGAAGCTTGGAGTAAGCCAATAGGTAAAAGTAATTAAATAGAATAATTTTTTAAGGAGGATAAACAATGCAGACAAGTTATGCAGAACAAGCAAAAGGCTTTGCGGGTATGAGAGCAAATAATTTAGAT